GTATTCGGTGATCCCAAACGGAGCGGATGGATCATAAACTAATATGCTCCCGTTTGGATACTGTTTATAAAATCTTTGTATCGGTGCTCCCGTGCTCCCGTCCTTTGTGCTTAAGGTCTCGATTGAGTAGTGACCGGATTTAATTAGCGTGCTCCCGTCAAAGAAACAACAGAACGGCAGGCTGCTGTTTGGTCTGAAGTTTTTGTATGCCTCACAGTTCTTCCAATCCTCTCCATTTGTCTCTATCATGGCGGCTGTGTCTATCGCCTTTGGTTCGTTGGCGATAGCTTCCTGCTCCACCAAATCAAGGGTTAAATTTGTATAAGCGTCTTTTATCATGTGTTTTTACTCCTACCGCCCGGGGCGGTAACGGGTTTTTGCCTTTCGCCCGTTTTAATTTCGTTAAATGATTGTTTTTAATAGAGTTAATCCAATCGGGGCGGTAGGACGGTGTTTTTACAGTTACCTACCTCTATATATATGTGTTTTATTACTCTATTCTATATATCCACTATGTGTCTTTTATGTTATTATTTTATTCTCTATACGCAATGGTTTTTAAAAATACCGCCCTAACGCCCAATTATGGATTAAAGCCATATTTTACAATAACTTAGAACGGTGGTTCTTCCCGCCCCTCTACCGCCCCCGGGGCGGTATCATCTAAATTTAAGTGTGATTTTATCATTTCAAGCGTTATTTTTTCATTCAATCCACCCCAAATTTTGGATAAATTTCTGCTGTGTGATCTTCTATCCGCGTGCCCCAATCCAAAAACTCTCGCAAACTTTTCGATCCAATTCGTGAACGATCTCAACTGCAAAGTCTTATAATCAGGCAGATCATCAAAGCTTCTCATAAACTCCTGGAACATATCTTTACGGTCCCACTCATTACCTTCTCTGATCTTCTCGGCATAAATTTGCTCCAACATAAAGTTCACAAAATCGAGACTTGTCTCGGAAATAGCCTTCTTCAACTGTTGATTAATATTATTTTCATCCTTAATCATACCGTGCTCCAGAAAGAACTGGGAGCATTCCATAGCGAACAAATGAGACTTAGCCCACTCCAATTCGTCCCAATCATTAATAAGCTCATGCCCAAAATCGTCAATAGGTGTGTGCTCCCGACCGTAATAATCCGTGATCCCAACCTCAAACTTCCTCCGGTTGCTGCTGTCATCCGTGCCACGGATAGAATGGTTGGTAGTGTGGAGGAATTTGGGAGATTCTTCAAACGGAACCACATATTCCCCCTGATACATTTTCCTGATAGTCATATCAGAAGTGATGGCAGAAAACAACATCTGAAAATCAAAATGGATATCAGCATCATCAATAAAAATAATCTGAGTATCCTGTTCAACCCCCTGAAAAAGAAATTGAGAAGAGTTTTTCGGATTCAATTTTCTACCATCGATGGTCAGGGTTTTGCGATACTTAGCAATCCAACTACCTATTAAACTCTTTCCCGTGCCTCCGTTGGCATCATAACTAATCGTTGGAATCTTTGCATCAATCAGGATCATAGCAAGAGCCTGAGAGCGCTGTTTATGGGTGTTCAACAAATAACCGATCATACACTTTAACCGTTGGAAAGTTTTGTTTTCCTTCTCCACAGCTCCCGTAACATTTTGACAAAAACGAAACCACTCACCATCCTGATTGAGTTTTTTATACTCATCCTTCCAAACCCAATTATACCGGTGTTTGGACCAGATAGGAGCGGGCAAATCCTCATACTCAATCGTCTGTAAATAATCTTTCGTAACCTTCACAGCCACATTCAGGAAATAAAACCAGATTGTATTTTTATCATCCCGGTTAAACTTATTTTGCAGCACCTCCAAATAACTAAGCTTTTGCCTTGTGAACAGTCTGTCATTCCCCACAATCATTGACAAAATTTCAGGGTCATCAATATTCTTAATTACATATTCCTTCACAAAAGACTGAATGCCCTCAACCTCAACCCGCTCTACCAGATTCCTTTCAATCCGAACAAAAACCACCTCATAACCCTCATAAAACTTTCGATAACCGTGGCTCTCCAAAAACTCAATAAACCTGTCATACTTAATCGAATATTTAACCGCTCCGCGATCGGAATAAGATGCCTCAATAAAAAAATCATTAACCACTTCCCCCTCAGGAGTAACCGCCTGCTGAGATAACTCTAACGCCGTATTACCTTCTTTTTCTTGCAGATTGACCTGCTGTGGCTTATATCTCGTAGCAGGTGAGGGTTTATACCCCTTTGACCTTACAATCTCTTTTAGAGCTGCTTTAGTATCCCCATTGTGGGCAAACAAAGCAAAGGCGGTAAACACATTAACCCCCTGCAAATAAGGGAAAGGGTGAGCATTGGAGCTAAACGCAAAAAACACAGTTCCATTAAAAGACACTGATACACCCGTCTTTTTCCCCGGACGGATATAATAATCATTCCCTCTGGAGGTGTGGGAGTACTTGAACCCTGCCTGCTCCATAAGAGTGATCACAGCCGTTACACTGGACGGATCGGAGTTAAATTGATCAAATACACTTCCGGGCTTTTGATTGTCTGACAGGAGCTGTGTAACAGATCGATTTTTAAGCTGTAACTTCTTTTCAGGTTTTGCGGGCTTCTGGTCAAAGGTGTGGCAGTTGGTGATAAGAATTTCCCGTTCATCAAATGTGATAGTTGGGATATTATCAAACTTCCCTTTCTTAAGGACATAACCGGCAGTAGGGTAAACCACACAGTAACCACCCTCACCACGGGTTTCGATAAGAGTCCACCAGTCCTGATCGGATTGAGGATTATCAAACTTCGGTTCGTGTGCAAGTTTACGACTACCTTCGGGATCTCCGTTATGTCGATAGATCAAATGATAACCACCGCTTTGAGTAGTCTCTAAAACAAACGGGTATCTATCCAAAATCTCTTTCACCTCCGGGATTTTAGCCCACTCAGTCATAGCCTTTTTTGCATTTCCCATGTGGTTATCAAAATCGATAATTTCAAGGTTACCGGAGACGGTGCCCCCAATAACGGCGATACCATGGATCCCGTTAAGCATAGGATAGATATTATTAATCTCTTCAGTTGTTGGGAGAGTTTTCTGCCAGTGTCCCCACTCATTTCTAAGAGGTCGTTTGTCATGTACCGTAACCGGCAGGACACTAATCCCATTTTCTACATACAGTTTTGCAGCTTCAAAAATCATTTTCTTTGTTTCCGTATTTTATTCGCAGATGTTGTAATAAGAAAGGCATGATTCTGCCGGTTCTTCAAATAATGTAACTGCGTTCGGGTCTATCAAGTATTCATAAACATCTATCACTCTCGGAAAGGATAACCCACTTTTTGGGTCTCTTCCCGTGTGATGGCTTTGAGGTATCTTAACAGGTGGGAAAAAAGATCTTCCGATGGCTTCCTCAGCTTCAATTAACTTATTAAGCGTTTCCGGGTAACGATCAAACATATTTCTTAATTCTTCCAAAGAGGACATAATGCAAGGAAAACACCCTACTCTTTTCATACCGTTTGAGTAAAGTGGATTCGGTTTAATCCCGTGTTTTTTCATAATGTCAAACACCTCCTGCCAACTCCATTGAATCAGAGGACGGTACATATCACACTCATAATAATCTGCGTAAGCTCTCATAGGTAGCTTACTTCTCGAAGCACTCTCCTGGGCTCTTACACCCACCCATATCTCACAATCTGGAAGGAACTGAGCAATATATTTTTTCATCGGTTTAAGTTTTAATTTTTCTGTGCAAAACCTTGCCTGTGATGAAGGGAATCTCTTTTTCTTCTTTGCTAACTCAATAAAATCATATTCAGGTTTTAAGGCTATGATTTCCTTACCCAACTTATCACCCACATATTGGATATAATCATAAGTGTCAGGATTCTCCCATCCCGTATCACAATACACGATGTCAGAGCTTCCTAATAAATCCATTTCTTTAGCGTGTAATAATAGAGCGGTTGAATCTTTGCCGCCGCTGAATGATAGTAAAATCTTATTGGTCATTTTTTCTTTTTCCGAAATCGTGTTTAGTTTCAATACCGCCGTAACCCGCGTACTTCATCATTTTTTCATACAAAGCATCTATATAATTAGCCTGGTTAGGGGTGTACATCGCCTTTTGTGTGAACAGGCTGCGAACGACTTGGTGATATTTTTCAGGCATTTTATTTATGTTCGCATTTACGATGCTAATCTGTTCTCTCCGAGCGCGTTCGCTATAGCCATATTCACGGTATTTCATTAGGCTGCTTCCTCAGTCTTTAGTTTCAAGTTTACACTGTTTAGAAGATGTTCTCCCCCTTTTTTCTGATCTACCAAAATGATGGAATCTTGTAATTTGCGGATATACCCGTTTGACACAGCAGGATCCTTGAAAACTATTAAGTTTGAACCCGACATGGAAGAAGATACGACTTCGAGATAAACCCGCTCTTCCACATCATTGTATATAAAAAAGCGTTCACTTTTAACACTTTTATAAACATCGATCTTGTTCGGGTCATATTCCTGTGGTTCCTCAACTTTGTCAAGTAAATGGATGTCATTTGAGAATTTTATGATAAGTCCCTCAAGTGGATCGTTTGGATCAATAAAAGTCAAGACATTATTCGTCTCTCTGTAAATAGTCAGAGGAATGCGACCGCCGTCAGGATCAAGTAAAAAATAACTTCCATCCTTTTCACTTCTGAAAACGGGGACTGAATCGCTAATCTTTGCCTCTGCTCTTTCTTCCAAGTCTTTCATGTAGACATGGTCAGCAACTGCATCATTTATTTCTTCCTGAGCGGTTTTAACAGGATTATCCTGAAACTCCAATTCAATCTGAGAATGTTCACTCATCTCCTGATCAGTCATATCGCGAACAAACGACCTGAATTTGTCATCTTCAACCGGTGTGATGGTCACTTTCCCTTCTATTGGATCATGCCACGAATGTTCACCAAGAAAAGTCTTTTTGATTTTACCCTCAGCGATTTCCTCACTGTGGTATTTAATGGTGTTCCTTAATCCGGGGATCCGTTTTTTCTCTTCCTCTATTTTGGTGATCTCAGCGGACGCATCGGATATTAACCTTGCTCTCGAAATAATATCCGCGTCTGTTAAAATAATTTCCATTGTAAAAAATTGTTTGCTCATTGTTTGTTACCTCATTGTTTGGTCTGTTAAACTCTCCCCCGCCGGCTGAGACAGGGGAGCACAAAATTTGTCTGCTAAAAAAAAATCAATAGTTCATCTTTAGCGTTTTAAATAATCGGATTGCCAGCCTTTCTTATATTGTTGATGGATTGTTGTTTAGTTAAAATGGTAGATCGTCTTCTTTTTCTTCTTTGGTTTTGTGTTCCTCTTTTACCACCTCTTTAAGCGCCGTATTTGCCGGGGCTGTTGATTCGGAGGTAACATTCTCCTGCAAACCTTTCAGATACTCAGGGATGTACTTTGAGAACATCAACCCTTCCATCCAGTCCAAACGGAGCAGCTTGTAAGCCTGATATTTCTTTTTGTTGGCTTCGGAATATTCTTCCCCAAAAACAGGATAACCATTCAGGTAGGTGAATTTCCCGTCCTGATCTTTCTTGATGAAGAAATTTTCAACTCTGGACTCATCCGATGATCTTTTAATGATCAACCCTGTTCTTTTGGTATCTTCATCCCCGTTCATCGACCAGGGAGAAAAGATATATTCTTCACCCGGAATCATGTTTGGCAGTTGACAGAAGAAATCATGTGCATTCTTCCCTTCTAAGCCAAGAGATAAAATAACCTTCTCATCATCTGACAGGATGGTCAAATCAAGCTGATCCCCGAACTCCGATGTCCTTTTCTTCACGTTGATCAGGATGCCTTCCATTTCATCATAGAACCGTTCATAAACGACCTTATCGTTTTTGTTCATTCTTTTGATGGCACCCGGTGTGTCTTCATTCACTTTTTCCACTAACCGTCCATTTGCCACGGTTAAATAGTTATAGTGGTCTCTGTTTCTTGTTTTCATCTGTTACTCCAATGTTATAGATGTTGGTAAATTAATGTCTTTTGGTTTGTAAGGTTTTTTGTAGTTGTAGAGAACCTGAGCAGCCTTAAACACTCTAAACTCTTTTTCAAGTTCGTCACGGTCCCAAACTTTCACTGTAAACCCTTCGATACCATTCTTTGTCGTAGCCTGAGTGTGGAGGATCATAGCACCTTCAATCTTTAATCCTCTTGTTTCCTCAATCGCCATGGTATAAGCCGCAAGCTGCAAGCCTGACAGCTCTGAAATATTCTTTCCTGTCTTAATATCTGCCAACCAGATACCATCTGTTAGATACACATCTTTTGCTCCGGCGATTGGGTAACTCCCACCCTTAATCCTTAAAATCAAATCCGCTGTTCCTGCAAACTCATGCGCCGGAGAGAATAAACGGATCTCTGACTGGATAAGCTCAGGAGAAACAATTTTCCAAAACTGAGTGAGTTTGTGCAAAGCAAGATGGACAAATTGGTTGGGCACCATAATCTCAGTGGAGGGGTTAACATCTGCGCCAAAGACAGCCTGTTTCCCCTCCAAGAGCATACGGGAGAAAATATTATGAGCAGCGGAACCATCTTCAGAGGTTCGTTTTAATATCTGTGCTGCCTCTTCATTTCCCACATTTCCCCGCCACTGCTCTAAAAATTGTAATCTGATAACAGAGAGGATAGTTGTAACTGACGGGTAATACTCTCCATTAATTTTATAAAAATGGCTGTCCTGCCATTCGTAAAGCTCTATTTTCCCGATAGGAGCTGCAGAGGGTTTAACCTCCACAGCCTTTTTCGGGGTATTCATCGGAGTAAGATGAACAGTGTTTTTCGGTGGTGCCGGGACGCTCGGCGCTTCACCAAAAAAATCCTCAAAGGTCATTTCATTTCTCATATTCATTCCTTAAAAAATCCAGATAAAAAGTGTTATTAGTAAAGCGATCGAGGCGTTGATCAGTAACCACCAGAGGAAGATATAAAGCGGTAAAAACCACCTTCCTAACCCCTGATTTTTCATTATCTCTTTTGATTTACTTTGAATGGTGATTGGGGTCATTTGATTCCCACATTTCTTTTAATAAAGTTTGATTTTGGTTTGCAAAAGTCCGACGGTTTTCTTCTTCTTCTTTGGTTGATTTTGGTATCATAATGTTTTGTGAATGTTTTGCACGCTGTTCTCATTGACGGGGCGTAAAGCATACAATTAAGCCATTGCAGAAATGATTCGAGGTTTTTTTTCAGCTTGAATTGTCTAAGATGCTCGCGCGCTTCTCTGTTTATTTCTTTGCTGTGATGTCTGGTTTTCACCCTTCACCTCCATCTCTGCTATTTAAGTACATACAAGCCTCATCCGCTGCCTTTCTTGAATCATAAACCTTCGTGTAAGCGTTGGATTGCATCTGATTTCCGTTCATTGTGATGAAGTCAATAATAATTGAGTTGGTTTTGATCTCACAAACAACTCTGTCAATTACATCCGTGCGATAGGTTTTCATCTGATCGTTTTTGATTACCAGATAGTTACCGATCTGCTTTTTAGCATCTGTAAGCAGTTCAATCATTCGTGGGGTCATTGAAATATTCTCCTTCTCCGTGGCGGGTAAATTCTTTTAAATCTGTATTTCCTTGCAACAGGTTTAACCGTTGGGTATTCTCTTTTCTCCGATGTATCCTTCAAATACTCTTTGTAACCAAATGCAAAACCTGAGAGGAATGTGAATAGGAACACAAAAAATATGATTACATAAAACCAGGTGTTCATTATTTCACTCCCACTTCTTCTGCCGGTGTGTGCCACTCTTCCCACCATTGGTTTTTAGGGTTATAAATTAATTTCCCTTGCTGCCATGTATCAATTTCTCTCAAATCAATGGTATGTGTCCAGTGTAAAATATAAGGGTCGTTTCCTGTTTCAATTTTCCATTTCCAAATTATATCCTTGTTCATAAATGAAATCCCTTTAATCTCAGCTTCTGATAACAGTGGAAAAGGTTCATATTTAGGTTTAATTCTAAATTCACGATATTCAAAAATCCACGTTGTTTCTTCAGGGGGAATATCTTCTATGTTACGCCATATTGGTTTATGAGATAAAAGTTCTCGATATTCTATTGTCTCACCTTTTGCCCATGCTTCCATTACGGCAATTACATACATGGCGAATTCTTCTTTTTTACTCCTTTTGTCATTACTCATTCCTTCACCTTCCCCTCTTCAATCACGATGCCAACACTCCCTGATTCATCAACCTTCTCAATCCACAATTGGAAACCGTATTTCTCTGCTATCTTACCCAAACTGTTAAGGCTCTCAGCATCCAACAAACTGCCTTCCCTGATAATGATTACCTTCATATCCGGTTGCAGCTTCATAGCGATGGCGGTGGATACTTTTATCTGCTCTGCAGAGCTACATTGTTTGAGTGGGTTGCCGCGATAGAAAAGTTCATCTTCTCTGATCTCTAAGGGTAAACCGATAGAGGAGTTCTTAACCAGGTCAATCTTTTTAGTGTCAACTTCCTCAATCTTCTCAGATAACTTTTTCGTCTCTTTGTCAGCTTCAATCTTCTCGACTGTATATTTTTCCTTTTCCATCCTCTCCCTGATCAAAGCGTTTTGCTCTTCAAGATTGGAAAGTTTCTCCTGCAAAACATTAGTATCAACCACCTCAGCAGAGGAGATTTTTTCAGCAAGTGTTTTGTATTTAATTTTGAGGTTGTACATCTTTGTAGTTAGATTTATATTTTCCTCTTTAAGGCGCTCTATCTCCACATCATTCGCCTCAATTTTAAGCCTGACAGCCTTTCCCTCTTCACCTATATTGTTAAGGTCTAACTTATCCTGATTGATTGCCTGATTAGTCTCTATCGCCTTTTGAAGTTGGGTGGACACATCGGATGCGCTTTCAATTCCCCCGGATGGATAATTGTCAGAATATTTCTTTAATATCCCATCCAAGTCTTTAATCCGTCTGTTTACGATTGTCCTCTCACTGTAATAATTGGACCGCTCTTCATCCAATGCTTTAAGCTCCTGATCCAATCCAAGTGACACAATCAAAGTTCTTACCTGCTCTTTACTGTCCAACATTGTGAACCTGACAGGATCAATAGCGACACAGCTAAACAAGGTATCCAAGAACTTTTGAGGGGATGAGGTTTCCTTCCCGTCTTTACCGGTAACCGTCAACTTTTGACCGGAGGGAGTGATCACCCTTGTAATAATAAAATTCTCTGTCTCGATCTCGATCCGGGCTTTGTCCTTCCCGTCTTTAATTGGCTTTGGAATTTCCCGTGAGGGACCTGCAAACCCAAACATAATAGCGTCAAGGACACTACTTTTGCCCTGTGCATTTTTACCTGATACAATGTTCAGGTGTTCGTTTGGTTCGATCTCAATCGCTTCCAAACGCTTAAAATTTTGTGCTGTAAGTTTTATGATCATTATTTACTCCGTTGGGTTCTTTGGTAATTAATTTCTTCTAATACTCTTGCTCTTGCTGCTTTTTGTTTCGATTTCTTATTTTTAACCACTGCAACCGCTTCACTTCTATCCTTTGTGCGAATTACTTCCTCTCTGTGATAATGAGTGGTGTAAATATTTTTGTTTGAAAAAATGGTTTTGATAACAATCCAGTATGGATGTTCAAAGGTGATACCGAAATTGTAAAAAAGGTTTTCCTTCGGTTTTTTAACTTTATTTTTCATTATCTAATCCTCTCTCCTGAAAAACGATTGTATTCTGATTTATGCCATCCATCTCTAAAATTCCTTATCACTTTTGGTTTAAATAGTCTAAGTTCTTTTTCGTGTATTTTATGCACCATTATTATCTTAAATTTTTTGTTTGGTTTTATAAGATTTAGGGTGTAAAATTTATCATCACCTTCGGGTAGTGGTTCATCTATGTAGTGTACCTCTCCGTGCCTTCCCTCTTTTACAAGCGTGCCAACTCTAAACCTGTTTCTCACTTAATACTCCTTTGGATTTTTTTAATATCTTATAACTGGGTCTTTTGGTACTGGGTATTTGTAAGGTGATTTTATTTTTTCGTCAAAGTCTGATTCTGGTTTTTTGGTTAAGTGATGTATCTCAGCAATATCCTTAAAGTTCAGGCGTATTCTGGGGTTAAGAACCTTTTTGAATCCTACCATGATAACCACTAATGCGACTACAAAACCTATCGCTATGAACCCGCCATATACAACCAACATCCAATAAATAAGCTCTATTAATTTTTCGATTTCCATCGTATTACTCCTTAATCAAATCTCTGTTGTTTTGAACAAAATGCTCTAATTGCAGATTGAGGCGTCTTAATCTTCTTTGTGACCTGTGACAGTCTTGATTAGCAAGGCTAAGAAGATTATTTTTCTCTCTCAATTCGTTATTCTTATCCCTTAACTCCTTTTTAAGAAGTCCTATCTTGGTGATATAATCCTGCCTGTTACCCTCTTGGTGACCAAACAAAATTAGTTTCCAAGCAACATAAATTGCTATCCCGATTCCAACACCGATACCAAAAAGTAAAACTAATATTTCCATATCCTGCTCCTAAAAAATTAAGTTTGAAAGTAAAATTGAGCCACCGATAATGACAGCCCAACTGAGAACTATTGCGATGGCTAAAAGGCATCCCCCGGCTTCTTCCTCTGTCTCTAAATCTTTAATTTTAAGTTTGGATTCCTGGTAAACTATTATTGCAATACCAACCACGATACCAAACGCTACTGCGTATGAGCTATTATTATCACCAAGCATCGTGTTTCTCCAGATAATTTTTTAATACTGATTTTGATTGTTGGGGAATGTCAGTTGTTAATACCCACTGACAATAGCGGAGGTCTGTATCAACAGGTTTACCGTAATATTTCCCGAAATTCCAAAGAAGCTCACCATCTTTATTTTTGGTAAATTTCCCTGCATAATCTGCAAGGTTAGCGGTGTCTGATAACTCTTCAAGCTCACTGGTGTTCATATTGCAAAAGCCTCTGTTAATAAGCTCTTTAAGTACCATTCCGGTAGCAATCACATCCGCCTCAGCGCTGTGTGCATTGTCGAGGTCAGCATCAAACAAACGTTTGTAAACTGCGGAGAGGGTTCGAGGTTCGTATTTTGCAAATATTTTCATAACATCAATAATCTTAAAATTACTGATCATAGTCGATTGAGCACGATCAAACTCACCTGCAAGGAATTTTATATCAAAAAGAACATTATAACCCGCCACGTCACATCCATCAAAAAAGGCGCGGATTTTGATTATTTCCTGATAGAACAAAGGACAATCTTTTAGATCATCGTTGGTGATGCCATGAATGTCGCTGACTTCTTTTGGGATGGTGACAGGGACGATAAACCGTTGGAAATATCGATCTATCTCCTCTAAATACGGGTCGTATTTTACAGCTGACAGTTCAATGATATAATCTTTTGCAGGGTCCAACCCCGTTGTTTCAACATCAAAAATCACTAAGTCTTTATTGAGCATTTTTATACTCTCCTCTAATAAACGCGTTAATCTCCGAAGCATAGAGATAATACTGTCCTGCGGGCATTTTGTGCGCAGGCACTTCACCTCTGCTTATTTTACTTGATAGGGTGGATTTCTCCATATTCAGGAACTCAGCTGCCTCAGATACAGTGAGGGGCTTTTCCTGTTTAGTCAGAGAGGCAATAACAGCCCGCTCGATCTTTTGAAGTGTTTTGTTGGTTAGGTCGTCAGTCATGATTGTTACCTTTGTAATAATCCCGTCAGGTTTGCTATTTTACGAGTGCTTTTTATGTTTTTCACAAACCCAACGGAAGGAATAAAAAAATGTCAGATGGAATGAAATTAGATATCAACGCAGATGCGGTATCGAGTGATATTCTGAATCTTCTTATTGACTTAGTTGCAGAAACAAAAGTCAATAATGTTCTTGTCATACAAATGCTTATTAAGCAGATAAACCCAAATATTTCAGATGAAGAAATGTTTAATAAATCCAATGCTTTATTTAAAGAAATGGAAGAAAAGACACGAGTTGAAAGACTAAATATCATTGCTCAGCTTACTTCTTTAGGTTGAGATGTTTTTCGAAACTAACGAGTACAACCAGGTCACTTTGTTGATTAAAAGTAGCCTTTGCGGATTCTACTGAAATCATAAAAGTATGATCTGAGTTAAGCTCTTTAAACAATCGTTCGATCTCTTGTAAGTGCGTATTAATCTCATTGGTTATGCGCACTTCTTTATTTTCCGGTTGTGCTGTGGCTTTGTTCATGGCGGCATATAAATCACGGGCAATTTTATCTTTATCACAATAGATCAATGGTTCTCTGCTCAAAATGATTTTCTTCCCGATTGGTTTATCCATTGAAAGTAATATTGGTTGATCACTTAAAATAGTGACCTTGTTTTTTGTTTTCATTGTAGTTTTCCTTTAACAATGTTAAGTTGTTCGATCATTGTGTCAACTGATTGTCTGATAATGTTCTTTTCATCCTCAGTTAAAACTCCATCCTCCATTGCCTGAATACAATCCGCAATAAGTTTTGATGCTTCGGTATTTACATGAGCTGCCAAGCCTGTAATTGAAAGGGTATCCAGTTCATCAACTCTGATGCCTCTGTCCTCAATTGCTCTCCGTATCTTGGCGTATGTGGTCACATCACAATTTTTAGCAACATTCAAAAAGTAATGGAACTGTTGTTTTGACATTCCGATCTCTTTAGCGATCTGTGCTTTGGGTATGTCGTGTGTGTCGATTAAATTCTTTAGGTGTTCTATAGCGTCCATATATTTTAACCTTTTGTAAAATTTATTCTTGGTTGATTGGTTTAATTTGCTTACGGGTCTGATAGTTTTTCAGCAAGTGAGGAATAAAATCTTTTATTGAAAAACCCTCCTGCGAGGCTTCTGATTTGAGGTTCCGGTGTACGGATGGGTCAATCCAAATCTTTTTCAATTTGGCTTTGATTTCTGGTTGTTGGTTCATTATCTTTGTTTAGTCCTTATTGTCAAAAATACCTAACACAAATATAACGGAATTTTTCCGAGAAATCAAGAGAATTCCGAGAAAAAATGAAAAATATTTTAAATACCCAGAAATTTTCTGATCGTTTAAAGTTGGCACTTAACCTTAAAGATATTTCGCAAAAGAAATTAGCGGATTTTTTAGGGGAAGATCCACGAAAAATAAATGGATGGACACGACCAAATAAAGGCACTCCATCACCTGAAATAATTGGTAAAATTGCCAAATATTTGAAAGTGAGTACTGATTGGTTATTAGATGGATCAGGTGAGATGACTTTAATCGATGCAATATTTAACACAGTATCAGAAAATGAACATTTTTACGGCGGTCGAGTATCCATCCCAATAGTAGGGAAAATATCAAATGATAAGTATGACCCCGGGGATGTGATCAGTCAGGTTATGTATGACCGGAATGAGGTTAACCCATCATTTTTCTTTTTGTATATGTTTGAAGAGAAGTTAGTGACAAAAGGAAACAAAATAATTTGGAAGGGTGATCTATTGCTTATCAATCCAAACATTAAGGACATCTATCCGGGTGATCTGGTGGCGGTACTGTCACGATCAGGAAGGCAGTGGGTTAGGTATGTAGAGAATTGGGACCGTATTACTTTGCAGCTGCAAGGTGGTATAAAATTAAATAGTGATGAGATCGCAGGGATGTACCGAATTGTGAAGGTTCGACCTGCGGAGTTTGAGGTATAAAAGGAAAATGAGTATTTTTGTGGTATCATAAAATTATAGGAGTTCAGAATGAAGTGGATAGTAGTGTTGTTGTTTACAACCACACAAATGTTTACGCAGTCTTTAATTGATTTAACAGATTGTTATGTTGAAGATTTCAAAAAAGTTAAGGGTGATATAATAATTGCCTCCCCGATGGACACTATAAAATCATTTGAAAGGTTTACGGTTATTCGAGTGGTTGATTCACTTGTCACTTATTCTTCCGGGGATAAATTAACCCATCAATATATGTTTTTGAAGGAACTTACGGGGAAACAGTTTTCACTTCGCTCTGATCACATTCGTTATGATGAAACTTACGATGCCCAACTTTTGGAAAAGAAACTTTCAAAAGGGAAATACAAATTTTACTATGTTGGTGAAAAGGATAAGATAGCAGGGTTACAGCGATGGGGATTATATGACTTAATCAATTTGATGTATGATTATGCTGAGTACAGTCCCTGTTATGTACTGAAAAGTGGTAACAAAAAATACTTTGTTGATAAATACGCTTTTAAGGAAGCAAACTTTGTTTCACAAACCGATTATAATCGATTAGTAAATAAATACGGTTACACCTTTGGCAGGGATATAATGGAACGTGTGGTAAGAATCGGAATGACTCCTGACATGGTTTACGAAGCCTGGGGTTCTCCAAACGATACAAGCGAATATATTTCAGTTTATGGTAGCCAACTTACTTATAGATATAATTATTCTACCGTAACATTTATGAACGGAAAAGTTTACTCCATTTATCAACCTTAAATCTCAATCTCCGGCAGGGCATCTACTGCCTGTTGTTTCATCTTATCGATAACCTTAGCGTAAATTTGTGTTGTGCTAATGTCGGTATGACCTAACAACTTTTGGACAGTATGAATCCCTGCGCCGCTTGTAATGAGCAAAGTGGCGAAGGTGTGTCGAGATGTATGGAAAGATATATTCTTACCAATACCGGCGTTCGCAGCCCATATTTTGATGACATAGTTAATTGTGCTGTTCCCTGCCATCCCCTGAAATAACCGATCATCCAACTTACTTAAGATCGATCTTGCAGTACTGTTCAAATTAACGATAACCGCCTCTCCTGTTTTATGCTGTCCTACTGCAATAGTATTGTTCACAATCTTTGATCTGGTGAGTGTTTTTATATCGCTTAACCTCAACCCCGTATAACACCCAAATAAAAAAGCATACTTCACGATCTGTTGCGAACAGGGAGCAGCTGCCATCTGTGACAGCTCTTCAGCTGATAAATATTCCCGTGCCACAAACACCCGCGACATCTTAACGGACCGCAGAGGATTGGTTAAAATGATCCGTTCCTCAATAGCATCATTCAGGAAACTTTTTAACGCCATCAACATAGTTTGAATAGTATTGTGAGCGTGTTTCTTCCCTTCAAAATATCGTTTGAATCCCATCCACCAGTCAGGAGTAATATCGTCAAAGCCAAGTAGCTCATCATTATTGTAATACTCATTGTATTCCTTCAGATGCCTGACCAGACTAAGCCTTTTATGATACTTTAGATGGTTCGCCTTCACCTCACAATACTTTATGAAGTCCGTCTTTTTACGCTGCCAGAATATTCCTTCCCGTGCAATTTGCAGGATCATTTGGGCACGGCGTTCCTCAGCAATTTGCATAATGAAGTTATCATTTTTAGATCCGTCCAAATAAAGCTTCATATTAACTTTTTTTCGCTCATTATGCTCGGTAATATCCAGATATAATGATTTCCTGCCGTCTTTTAATATTTTCTCTCTGATAGTAACAACAGCCATAAAAATACTCCTTTTAATTTGTCCCGTTTCATTTGTCCCGTTTTTTCGCGGGACAGATTACGGGACAGTTAAAAACAAATATACGCAAAATGAAGCAAAAACGCAATATAGTAAAACACCCTTGTAAAAAGAAAAACCCCGAAAACAGCGTAAAAACGGCATTTTCGGGGTTAATTGGGTGTGCACCCTGCACTATCCAGTGAGAATTAAGAGGTTTAGAGTAGCAAAATGGTGCAAAATTAAAGGTTTTTCAAACAGGACAATAAAAAAAGGCTTAACTGGGATACAACGATTAAGCCTTAAGGGACTTCGATGGAACTTTTAAGGTTTCCAAACCTCATAAAAAATGTTCTTAATTGGAATATTGTTTGCTAATAACCAATCAGAAACACTAAAACCCGGACATTGGGTTTGCTGTCTTTTGTTCGGTGCTGTTAAATCCGGGAACTCTCTATGTCCACCAATTTGGATGTCAGGAACTGCCTTAACCAACTCCGTAAAGAAGTGTATTAAAATCGCCTCAACCATTGGTGACATTTTTAAGTCTGCTAAGGTTTCGTAAACCATTTGGTAGGCATCTTTACCCACATATTTTTCATTGCTCTTACCCCACCATCCCGTTGATGCACAACCGTTCACCCGTGCCCAAACAGGTTCCAACTGTTCAATTATTCCATTATGATTTATAAAATGGTGGTACCCATCTCTGGTCCACCTTTTAAGAACTTTATGGTATTGAGTAATTGCAGCTCCCGAAGTATCAGCATTGACACCCGTGTAATGTAAGATTATATATTTTTTACCCGTTGCTTTAATAGCAAGGATAATCAGGGTGATTACTCTTTTGATTGAATCAGGTATTTGCAACATTTTCTTTCCTCCAAAGTGAATAATAACCAAAAATAAAACCAACGCTAAAACAGACATACAGACAAATGGCATCCAACCACCAAGTTAACAATGGTCGATATAACAGCACCCCAACAATGATCAACAGCGTCATGAGAAACTTAAATAAGTGCCAACCGCCTGAGATCATTGTCACCACGTGTTTTAGCAACCATGATCTGAATTTCGGAGCCCATGAACCTTGTTCCAACCACCACTCAGTTTTCCAAACAAAATTATCCATGTTAAATTTGATCATGTCCATTGCGCCATTGCAGATTCCTGCCAAAAAGAAAAGAATCAAAGCGCTCATAACAGCCCCACAATTCCAAGCGCCACCAAGATAACACTTGCAGCCCCTGCCCAAAACGAATCATACCAGGGGGATGTAAGTTCAATTGTGTTGGTGATTTTTAGGGTGTCGGTTGTGTGAAGTTTTAAGGTGTCAACCTGAGTAATGAAATGTTCTATCGTAATCGGTTCGATTTCTATTCGGATTGAATCCGTAGCGGGGAAGGTAACAACTTCGGTGTTTCCGTACTGGTTTGCGATCTGGTAGATTGATGAATCTTTCCCGAAGTGGGTACCTGTGGGCTTCTCGATATAAACAGGATAAGGGATGTATTTTGTAATGGTGTCCTTTGTTCCGGGGATGTAAACGGAATCCGTCTTTCCGAGGATAAACAGCGTGTCCGTTTTTGTTTGTGGCTCCTGTTTGCATCCCTTTTGAGTGAGAAAAAAACCAACCACCAGAATCAGTATTAGTCCTAGAATAACCAACCATAGTGTTTTACTCCTTTGCGGTTCCATCGGTTGATTCCTTTCCTTTTGCAAGTACATTACCGGCATAATAAGCGCCTGAAATTTGCATTATTGCGGTTGCAAGAAGAACAGCAAACATTCCAAGATCGGTTATTCCACCTTTGTAAATCGCTATCAACATAATTGCCAAAAACATAAACATTGACAGGAGGAACGCAATAAATTTTCTTCCGAATGGATATTTCATTTTTCTCTCTTTTCTACTTGTTCCCGGAGGAACCTTGTATCTTCATTTATGTTATTTAATCTCTCGATAATCATTTCCTGCTTCAACTCTATATTTCTTATTCGCTGTTCATGGTCTGAAATTGTTTTGGCAGCGAGATCCGCCCGAGATGCCATAAGTGTGAAGTTTGATATGACCACAACAATAGCGACAATCAAACCCCAGGCGTTATTTTTCAGAAATTGAGTTAGTTCAAACTTTGCTTTTTCCATTATGTTATCCTTTCAAGGGGTTAAGTCAGGGGATGGATTAATTAAAATTATTTCCTCAATAGGTAAGGCGCTTAATATCTCATGCACCTCTGCAAAATTGGGATCATTCAATACTGCCAGAGGAAGGAAAAAACGACCATCACCAACAGGAACAGGTTCAAGACTTGCAATTTCGTTGTAAGTGCCTCTAATCGTTTCGGCTTGGTTCGCTGTTAAAACTATCGCTGTGATTATCATGCTATTACCCCCGCACCGATATAATCGAGATAGGTTTCAAGAGCTGTGGAGAATGCCAAAACTTCGGCATCTGACATCGATGAACCAGCATAAAATAATCTTGTGATTATTCCTGTTGCTGCAAATCCTAAAGTCCCGGATGAATTATAAGCGTTAACATAAATATTGTAATTGGGTAATGCCAAACTATTCAGAGCCTTTGTTTCTTTTGTTCCACCATTCACATAGCCATTGATTGAAGTTGATGAAGTCCTGCAAAATTGTATAATGCCAGCAGTAGCATATTTTGCATCGATAAAGGTAGCAGGTGAACCGACCACCGAGTTAAGTCTTAATTGCTTCGTAATATTAAATGAAGTTGTGTTTGTACCATCTGAAACACCAAATAACACTGTTCCCCCGGGAGTACCTGCGTAAGCAATTCCGACTGAACAACTATCTAATAAATAATTATGTGTACCACCATCACCGGGGTTAAAATTAGTGTTAACTCCTTTTGCAGTATCTCCCGTGATTCCCCGGTCAGCTTCTAAAGTCGGAGAATTAACAAGAGTGGCGTTGAATGTTCCCGGAGATTTCCAATTAACCACAGCGTCTGCTGCAGTAGGAGCGGCGTACATTTGGAAAACATCAAGTTTAGCCCAAATGCCTGCGGCTTTGAGTGATTTAATCATTTTATCAATTTGAATCTTTCGGGCTGTGGAGTAAGTACCTGTTAAGGCTCGTAATAATGTTACAGTTTCCGCCTGGTATATATATCCACCAGAGGCATAATTTAACCACAGCCTGTTAAGCAGTCTCATTTTTATCTCGCTTCGTAAAGTCTTATCAGTCCTGAATGGATTCTGATTGCGGTCCATCTTCCTTCATAAAGTCCCGGAGGTATAGTTGTTGCACTTGCGGGTGTGGCGTTTGCAACTGCTAAACCGTTATCAACAAAAGGTGTTTCTACTGTCAAGGTGTGGAATTTTGTATCAGTTAATACTTGAATCCTGTCGAATACTTTTGATGTTGCTGCGGGTGTTACTTCATTTTCTGCTGAGCTTACCCATTTAGCTGCTAATGCCATTGTGAACTCCTGTTCTTTTTTTTTATTCGTAAATTCGTTTTAATGTGAGATTTATACGGCTTCCCATGGGCTCCTTCTTGGTTATAAGGAACTTCACAGCGGAATAACCGTTTCCGTTAATATCCTGAAGTCTGGTCGTGGTGAGGGTAACGATGTCACCTACTACATATCCACTGTCTTTTAATTCAACTGCCAGTGTGACCACTTCCTGAGCTTGTTTCGTGCGTGTTTTCCAGAGTGTTTGAAGTGCATCCACATAATCCGATGCATCTCCGGCTGTGTTTCCGGTGTCTGATATGAAGGCACTGAAAAATATATCTTCAATCATGTCGTTATAAAGGTTCACACTTTCAGCATCTGCATCAACCAATATTCTAAGGTCGCTGTAACTCTCTTCATCGTCAATGTCTTTGGTACCGTCAAAGCGGTTCCAATGCATTAACCATCTGGTGTAACGAGATTCTTCATTCAGATCCCTTGACAGGCTGCCTGAGATAATGTTTTCCGTATCGTTTAGATTGCCTGCGGCAGTTGTGTTTGTGAGTGCCTTAATTGTGATCTTTCCATCTTCACCCACCCAACTGATACAATCAAGTGATCGAACAGCATTAAAGTATATATCAGATAGTTTTTTCTTTTTGCTGTATGGAAGGAAACTGAAATTGATACCTGTCCAAGCCGCTTCCAATGTTGAAAATGCCGTGGCAATGTATCCACTTGCGATATTTCCGAGGGTCAATAAATCCTGCAACATTTGAAAAGGGTTTCCCGTGGCAGGGGCGGCAATGGAGTATATTTGTGTGCCGCTTTCGTGTGTGGTTTCGGAGTTGGTAGAAAGTGAACCTCTCGCAAGCCGTTGCAAGGTGTTGGAAGATTTTGAAGCGAAATAAATAATTTCATCATCAACTTGGAAATATCCTGAAGAACCTATTCCCGAAGCATCGTCAACATCGATTGAAGGCTCTACGTTGGTTCTATCTGTCCAATCTGCAAAGTCTGTTGGATCCGTTCCTGTCAGTTCAAAATATCTGTGTGCCTGAGTTGGTTCGGTGCCTGCTTCAATTACGTCAGTTGATTCTCCAATTGTTTGAGGTGATCCCGTAGTTTGGACATAAGCATCATTGTAATCAGTTGGAACACCAACACCGGAAACAAATATTCTGTAATAAGTTGCATTTGTTAAAGTTGAAAAAGTAACTTCTAAATTGAAAGGTGAACCGCTAACGGTCGTATCTGTTACGGTACCGTAACCAATTGGTCTGTCAAAGCTGTTATAGGCATAAACCTCAACTGCTTTATTACCACTCGTAAACACGGGGGAGGTCCCTGAATCAGGTGATGTTGAAACAACTATATTATTTGCAGCAACATTATTTGTAAAATCAATCCTGGTAGCCCAATCATATTGTTCTGCAGGCAGCGCCAACATTTCAGCATGAGAAGTGACATCGTTAAACATTCGATACATCTTCTCAGCTAAAGCTATGTTTTCAGCAACAGGAAATTCAATATCTTCCAAACTTCTTAACAGATCAATCGCCTCAACTTCGCAATAACCGTTACCGATGGTGATGTTCTCAATTTTGCCCACAAACTTCAAAGAATAATCAGCAAATGCAAGGGAATCAAAACCCTCATATAATTCGATTATTCGACCTTTATAATTGGGGTTCCTTGCTATCAGCTTATTCCAGAAAGTTCCCTGAATAGTTCCTCTGTCTGAATAATATTTATCCATTACAGTGTCTGTAAGTTCGGGTTCATCTGCAAACTTCACTTTTAATCTTTTTGTTACGGTCCCGTTTTCTTTGAGCTCCGTTGGTAGATCTGAAATTTCCTTAATATAGGGGCGTGCATTTGGAACATTAAAATTTGATGCACCGATATTTGTAAAATAATAGGGTTTTGTTCTTTTGTCATAGTTGGGTTTGTCATCACACGTGGAATATGTATTATAACATTTGTCACCTGTGGAGGCTGTGCATGGAGCGGTTCCCCAAACCAAGTTGCAAGTGTCCAAACTGATTACTACAACATCCTGCCTTTTTCTGGATAAGGCTGCAAGCTCTGAGGCGAAACTCATCGTTTACCTCTCATGGGTAAACTGATCGAATCCACATAAATGGTGTTACTCCGTGGTTTCGCAATTTCTAACTGGTCTGCAGGGATGTGTGCCCAATAACAATAACTACCGTCAGGATCGCCGTCAGGCGCATAAAAGAACGGGCGACCGTAGCGCGCATGGTTGTTCCAAAACGCCTCTATCGCCGCCAGTTCCGAGGAGGTAACGGGTGAAAAAGATGAAGATAAATCAATCTCTGCATAATCGAGTGTAACACCAAGGAGGTTCCCGGCGTTGGAAATTTCCTGAGTGGCAATTATTCTTTCCCCACCGAGGTTAAAAGGAGCATCGGGCAAATAGTTAAATTGACAAACCTGACCTAAACCGATGTGACCAATTTGGACAGCGGCGTTAGAGTTTGCAATTACGATCCTGAATTTAGAGGCTGCCTGATTGTTAAACTCTATAAAGAAAGTGTAATCCGAAGGGGCGTTAAAAGTGGTTAAAACTGCTTCCCAACCTGCTCCGTCCCAATAATCAAGGGTAATATCACTCTCAACTGTTTTCAAGTTATGAGATACAAAACCAAGGAAGGAAACAGCACTGGATTCATAACCCGTCCCCGTCAGATCGATCTCTATGGTTTGTGAGGCGTTTGATGTGGCTTTCCAATATGTATAATCCCGGTAATCCTGAAGATTTGCTTTTGGAAAACCTGTGGCTTCACTGGTGACAGTTAGGGCACCGTATGCCAAAAAATTATAATATGCAATCTTGGCGCCCATTATCTTCCCATCCCATCTTTAGCGGCTTTTGCAAATGCTTCATACATATCTCTTGCAAATTTGTCTTTATCGCCGTAAACTAATCCATCGTATTTCACTATGATTGTTTTGTTCCCTCCACCTGAAGAACCACCCTGTGGATTTCTTTGCGCAAAGTTTGGAACGGGAGCAACACCACCACCACTGATCGAAGTTTGACCCGGCTGTGTGGATAACAAACTTGTAAGGTTTCCTATGCCTGTGGCGATTGCAGAAGCCATAAATATACCGCCAAGAATTGGACCACCGGCACCCATACCCCACTCGTATGCTTTTTGAGCGGTTGACCAGGTGGAGCTTATTATTTCAGCTGCTCTGAATGCTTTGGAGATGTCAAACAATATTCCTTGTTGTTCTGCAGAAGTATTTGCAAATGCTTCAAACATGGAAGCGATTCCACCCAGTGCCTGACCATAATCAGATCCAAGGGCGTTCATGTGATCCATGAAACCGACTTGTATATCGTCAAAATATCCTGTCCATGCTGCCTTTGAACTGTCAATAAATTCAAGTTGAGCGGACATGGATTGATAATAAAAAGCCGTGTCTCCATCACCCTCAAAAGGGGAAGTGTTAAGTTCATTTTGGATTAAACTATTAGTATCAAGTTGAGCAATATAATTCGCAAGGGCTTGATCTTGTATCTTCCAGTAATCTGTGACAATTGGAAAATCTTCTTCAACTTTAGTTTTAGAACCGCCACTACCACCTTTTTTATCTTTTGATTTCTTTTTGTCTTTAGGTCTATTAGCGTCAATCATTTTTGCCATGTAAAGATCCATCGGACTGGTAACGGTTACAAACGGATTCCTTCCATCGCTAATGTTTTCTTCTGTAAACTTCATTCCGGCTTGATTGCTTTTATACTCTGCGTTTACTTTTTCTTGCCAAAAAAATAGCGCTTTTATTCCGTCAGCTAATGCTCCTATTGGTCCCAAACTATCGGATGCAACACTACCAATCATTTTTACTTGCATCCAAAATTCACCACCGCTTTGTATTCCGTTTTCAGCACTATTTGAAAAGGCATCCAGAGCAGGGACCAAATCGTCAAGCATTGCCATTGCAACACCGGATGTAAAACCTTTCATTTTATCAAGGTTATCGTTAAACCTTTCGGCAGCTGCGGCTGTGGTCGAGTTAACTTCCAAGCCTAATTTTTTGGCTTCGTCTGTCATCTCTTTTATACCTTTGGAACCTTCAGCGAGTAATGGCATTAATTCCTGTCCAGCCTTACCAAATATCTCAGTTGCAAGAGCGGTTTTAGCGGCGTCATTTTCAAGTTTTGTATAAGCCTCTGCGGTTGCAAGAAGAGCCTGCTCAGCGTTCTTTACGGTTCCATCTGCATTTTTAACCTCAACCCCAAACTCTTTGAATTTTTCAATCGCAGTTTCATTGCCTTGCGCGACATCATAAAGATTGGTGTTAAGAAATTTCAAAGACTTTTGAAGTGTTTCGTTTGAAACATCAGATTGGTTTGCAGCGTAAGCAAGTTTTGAAAGTGATTCAGTTGCTATTCCCGTGCGTGCTGACATATTCGCCATCTGATCGGCTGTGTCGATGGCTTCTTTTATCATTGATGCCAAACCACCAACTAAAGCACCGGCACCGGCGGCGGCGGCAGTTTGCCAACTTAAAAAACCGGATGCCTGACCAAGAAAGGAGTTCATAGAATTGCCAAGTCCACCAAGGTTCTTGGAAACATCCTGAAGAGACTTCACAGCTCGCTGTGCGTCTCCTCCTATAATTATCTTGGCATCGTCTTTAGCCATGGTTTTTAATCTGCTCGTTCTTTATTTCGTTAATCACTGATTCCACTATTGCAAAATTGTACCAAGTCTGAAGTTCTAATTCATCTCTTTCAAAAGGATAACCAACCTCTTTGAGTTGATATAAATTCCAGAGTAGAATTGTTTCCTCCGATATTGGTTTCTCCTGCTTTTTTATCCTTGCTTCCTGCTCCCTAACTTTTGCTTTTAGCGGTTCAGGAACATTATCCGCTGCGGATCCCGAACTCTCACCACCCTTTAAGAGGCGTTTGAGTTCAGCTCTAAAGGGTCTTTTTCGGTGCCTCCAATGTGAGGATTCAGGAACCTTAATCCAACTTGATAGATTACAATGGAAAAATATTCAAGCATTGCAAGTTTAGGATCAATTAGCTTACCTGTTTTTTCTTCCTTAAAAATGGTGCCATTTGGAAACCTTACTTCGTTAATCAATTTAGAAAAAATAGAAATGGTGATGTCTGTTCGTTTTGTGGCTTTTTCTTCCGGAGTTCCTTCAACAGCTTGAAATTTTGCCCAGAATGCAACTACTTCGGATGCTTTTGGATTTCTACAAACAAACTCTCCTTTTAAGTTTTCAAACTCAAACGGTACAATCTTTTCTTCTTTAAGAATTATTTCCATTGTGTTACCTCCTCAGGTATTTATTATGTGAATGTTAAAACGAGTGGTGCGTAACTTGCATCATTCAAAGCCACTCTACTTGCAAATGATAAATTCCATGTAAGAATATTATTCCTGTCTGCATAAGGGGCTGCCATTGCGTAACAACTCTCCAAAGCAACTGTCACATCCCGTGATCCACCTTCCAAAGTAAGTGACAAAGCAGCCACATCGGAGGAAAGGATTTTTTCCCAAATAGAAAAGGAATCAGGTGCATCGGCTTCGGGATCAATGGTTCCGGTGCATTCCTGTTCGGAGATGTAATAAGAAGCTACACCATCGGTATCATTCCAGGAATCACGCTTCTGAATGGAGTTCCCAAGATCGATGTCCACTGTGGTTCCAACTAATGCAACAGTATCGTATGTAAGCGCGGCAGCTTTTAACATCAATGGAGTTAATTGCGTCAATGTTGCATCCAAAGGGGTTGAGCTTGCGGTTGGGCTTGAATAAAGTCCGGTAAACTCAAAACTCAACTTCGTTAACTCATTTACTGCGTTGGTCATTTTCATGTTACCGATGCAACCCGTGATAGAGTGTAAAATGGTATCGATGTAAATGTGGATTGTGCAACTTTTTTCCGACCCTAAAGCAAGTGCCTGAGTATAAACCACAGGGGTTGAGGTACCACCGGATTTGGTCATCCCACACGCCTGGAGCAAAGGATCAACAACAGGAACGGCGTTCGCTGAGGCAGCCGGGTAAAGCTCTGTTTCAAAGGTGACTTTTACCCCTTCACCAATTATTATCGGAGGATACTTTCCACCGGATTGATGGATACCCAACCTTTCCACTGTTTTTGTGATCATGTCAACTTTAACATTTGTTGCTATGAAAGCATCATTGGCTTTGGTTGGTGTGGGGTCAGTCCCATAGGTGCCTTCTATCTTGGCGAGTATTAGTGTTTTGTTTGCTCTTAACATGACTTTAATTGCTCCATTTTGAAACTCTGAATTGAACCGTTACTGTAACGGTTGTTTGAACTATAACGGTTTCACCCGCCTGAATCTCGGTTGAATCCGAGATGTATTTTGTTAAAAATGCTTTACCGCCCCAAGTGTCATCAACTCCGATTGATCTTCTTATGTCTGCTGCCATCTTTGCAGGTGCAAGGGTGTAGTTTATTTCCACTCCTGTTGTTGGAACTCTTAATCGGCAAACTATATCCACCTCAATTTCAAGATCGTCAGGGTTGATGCTTCCATAGTTTTCACCTATTAAAGTTTGACCTTTATCGATTATCGAGATAAAAAGGTTTGTGCTCCGAGCTGTGGGAATAACATCAAAAAGGGCTGCCTTTGATACGTTGTAATTATATCCCGATGCCGTGCTTATCGTGGCAAATCTTTGCCTCATTGCGTTTAGAATGTCAACTCTGGTCATAACACCTTCTTTAATGAAATTGACCTGATCTGAATTGGGGTCGTATTGTTAAGCCCTGAAAGTTTTATGTAACCCGTGAAATAATATTTTGCCTCAAAGTAAAGGTTATGAACTCCTGCAGATTTTAGCCAAAATCCAAAGTTGTAATCGTCTTGCTCGCTTATCCCCAAAGTGCCATTATCCAAAGTAATGACATCAATTTGCAAACGATAGGTTGAGCCTTCGTCTAACGATACATAGTTACCATATTGAATAATTGCAGGTGTAAATGCCGCCTCTGCCGGTAGTGTCGCAAGGTTTTCCGCTTTTGTTGCTCCATTGTAAACGGACCATTGAACGGATGTAAAATTTACAACTGAAGCCGGTAGTAACTCACTTCCAACTGTTGGGTCTGAAACACTCATATCGGCAGTTGACAGATACAAAATTGTAGTTCCATATTGAGATTGTTCCCGGTGTGAAACCAGATAACTCACACTTCCAAACGTTACGGTTGCATTGTCTGCTATTAACAAACCCGTAGCGGTTGTTACCTCTGCTGTAATCAGGAAATTTTCTGTATTAAGTTCCTCCGATATATTCCTTTTATTGAATACACATTTGTAAGAAGTCCCCCCTGAAACGATGGTGTTTGCAAGGGGGCTCTTAAGAATTTGTGCAAAAGGAAATACCGACGAGAAAGGCATTTTATTTTGTTTTTTTCTTTAACAGTGGTTCTTGAATTTCAAGCTCCGGCGATTGATGAGTTATGGTAGTTACCTTTTTTGAACCAAGAAGATAATCATGATCCACCTGGAGAAGCTCACCTTCAAATACTTCATCTTTCTTATATATCTTACCGGCGATCACCACGCCGGTAAGAACTTTAAGACTAACTTTCTTTTTCAGTTGTGCCATGATTTTACCTTACTCAGCAAGGTTGATGTAAGGTGAATCAGTCGCAATTGCAAAGGCAGCAGGTTGTTTTACGATTGAATCAGAGTACTGATTCGCGTAAATGATGAAGTTGTTTTTCTTTGCACCTGTGATGTTATCAAGAATTATTTCCATACCACCCCAGAAGGCGATAAGAGCTTTTCTGAAATCACCAAAGATCATTGTTCCATCCGCTACATTTGTAGTAAGGTTGGTTTTATAACCCGCGAGTTTTTCATCCTCACAAATAAAACGGGGGTAACCTGCAACAACCGGAGTAACTTCATATTTTGCACGGGTGGATGGTGACAATACCCATTGTAAGAAGTCAAGCGGTGCTTTGTTGTTTCTGATTGAAGCGGGGAATTTGTGAACTGTTTCGAAAGTCCCGGGAGCTGCCGTAACAGCGGAAACGCCAACTGTGTTTACTATACCGTAGGGCATTCCGGTTCCTGTTCCTGCGAAAAATCCCCAATCAGCTTTTTCAAGAATTGCAAATATCAAGTCAGCTACAACAAGCATATCGATCGATGGATCAGATTGTTTTAAGAGCTTATTTGAATATTGTGCCCAAACTGAGATTCTCTTTGGTGAAATTTCTTTCAAACCAAATGTTGGGTTACTTTCTACAGAATCCTCATTCTCATCTTCATAGAGAGCGGTGGCTGCGCCTGTCTGGATTGGAATTTCTCCGTCTCCTTTTAAGCCGGTAAGAATCTGAGCACCAAGCCCACCGGAGAGAAGAACAGCACGAAGTGCATCTACAAACATTTCACCGAGGTGAGTTGTTCCAATCAGGTTTCCACCAAGGGTTGCACTGGAAGCAACCAAGAGAGATTTCTGATGAAGAATATTACTTATTGCCCTCATCTGCAATTCAACCGGGATTATCAGAGACTTTTCAGAACCTGCGGGTCTCCCGTATTGTTTTTGAAGGTGTTCGGTTATTTCGGTCTCATAACCTCTTTTTCCTCTGGTGATGTCTTCAATACCACGAAGGATAGAGAACTTGGAAAGGTCTTTTTCTTCCATTCCCGAAGGAGTGAATTTACTTCTTTCCGCCTCAGCTTTTTGGGTGAGATCGATTACAATGTCTTTAACTTCAGCGAGGGATTTTTCTTTCACCTCATCAAAGTTCAAACCATACTTTTCATAAGTACGGCAAAGGGTCGCAATTTGGTTAATTCTGGAAGTTTCATCTTCACGAATTTTTTTGCGTTCATTTTCCATATTGATTACGGGTTCCGTTGGTGTTACGGGTGTTACGGGGTCCATGATTGGTTCCTTCTTTGAATTATTAATATCTGTTGTTTTGTTCTCCGGTGTTCCCGGTGTTAAACTTCTTCCATAGCCAACACCATCGTCAGCAGCTATCGTTACTAATGAACCCTCATAAGGCATCCATTTTGTCACTCGATATATTGGAATTTCTCCTTTTTCTTCTTTTATTAATACCATTTCAATGGGTTCATAGCCAACTGATGTATGGGTAAGAATGCCATCTTTTACATCGTTAAGATAATCCTGCACTATACTCCGTTTCGAGAATCGTGCCCTTACTCTTAATTTCTTGTTTTCATCTATCCATGTTTTTTCTATTACCGCGAGATAGGTATCCCGGTCGTGATTATAGAGAAGGTTAGCTTTATTGTTTAATCTCGATAAATCAATTTCTCCCTCTTCATGTCCAAGGATTTCTATTCCAAACCATCTCTCATAAGGTTCCTCTGAAGAGATGCTTAATTCAAGTGTGTTTTCATCTACCTCAGAAACTTTGGCTGAATCAATTGTCAGGTTCCTGGTCAGTCTCGTCGTCGACTTGAGCCTCTCCAGTATCTCCGTTATTTCCATTTTGTTCTTCTCCAAAAGTTAAACCTAAATTTTTCTCAAATTCTTTCTCATACGCGAGTTGTTCCATCGTCTCCTCATAATCGTAACCCTCTTCTGATAGAATCATCTGCTTTGTTTTTAATCCGTTTTTAAGGGAGAGGATATTAGCATCCGCTTCCTTTTTGGGATCAACTTGTTTCCATCTCCTGCCTGTCCATTTTGGTTTGTTGAACTTATCGAATTTATCGATAGGTAACTTAACATCCGATTGTAGCAGGAACATCTCTAACCATGTCTCAAAAACAGGTATTAAAAAATCTTCTTTTAACCAACTCTGAACTTCTTTGTAAAACTCGCGTTCATCCAACAAACCACCACGGAGTGAGGAATAATTAACTCCCTCCAAATCGTTTGCAAGTGTGTTGTATGAAACTCCCACACCACTACCGATACTCCTTAACACTGTTTTTACAAACGGGGTATATTGTTCTGTTGGAAACTTTGGATCAAATCCGTTAAACTTGTATCCCGGTGGTGCAATGAATATTTCACCCGGAATAACTTGCTCCATAAATTGACCGGTGTTAGGATCAATATCGTCACCATCATAATCCTCTGCTCCGGGATCTCTTTCATACCATCCCATTTTTTGGGAGGCTCTTGCATTTTGCAAAGATGCTTCCTGATATTTTGCAAGGGAATGAAAATCAAGAATGACAGGAGCCAACCAACTTATTCCCCGGCTCTGTAAAGCAAAGTCAGGATAATAGAGATGAATTACATCCTCAGCGGGGATTCTTACCTTTTCACCCGTGACAGGCATCGTTGAATAAACAGCATTGTATTTCCCCTGTTTAATAAAATGATAAGCAACAGGAGAATCCTCTGAATCAAATTCAACCCCCATCCTTACAACATTACCGTTTGCCAATTCACCATTTTGCATATGATCGATGTAATCATTGGTGATCACCTGTAAAGCAAAGTTATGCCGGTTCTTTTTGAAACCTTTTCTCTTCACAATAAAAACATCACCATCGGTAAAAACAGCAGAGATTAAAATATTTTGCATCTTACGAAGGTTATATCTGTTTTGTGTGTTGCAGGATTTTTCGCCTGACCACAATTTCCAACCTTCCTCAATAATACTGTTTGCCGTGGTGTCAAATACTTTTACCCATCGTTCGCTATTTGTTTTTGGGTCAATCTCTTTTCTAAGATCAAAGGCTTTATTCTGCAGAAGAAAACCTTCATGACCTACAACATTGTAACGTAGCATCTTGATAAATTTTGAGCCAAGTCCAAAGTTTTTAACCAGGTGCCTGGCTCGATTTCTAATAGCAGGCAGGGCATTCATCAGGTCAGCGTCTATCACACCGCCGGAGGTTGGGAAGTCCTCAGTTGTGCGATCCATAACGGCACCCATGAAGTATCTTTGGCGTGCCGTTTGTCTAACCTGTTTTTTCCCCGAAGGGAAGAATGATCTCCACCAGTTTGACATATATCAATCCTTGTAAGCGTAAACTCTGTACTTGAAAACCGTGGCGACATTTACGCCGGTGCCCAAAGCCCGTATTCGAAGGTAAGGAACTTTGTAACTGTTAAGGTCCAAACTTTTTACGAGGTATGTAGTAGCGCTGTCAGATGTGGAAACGGTATCAACGTTAAACCAATTTGTTAAGTCATAACTCCCCTGAAGGAACGCGGATATTTTTTGAGTAGATGCAGTTCCACCGGAAAGTATTACCCCCACCTTAAGCGGGTTGGTGGCAAAGTCACTCGTTATGTCAGACAGGTTGAATGTGTTTGTGGTCAGTGTGTCTGTGGTCGCTATCGTTCCGGTAAAGGCAATTATCTTGCCATTTGGAACGGCGGTTGTTGCACCGTTAACCGTGAACTGCGCAAGTGTCGAAACTGACAGGATTGCAAAGAGTGTGAAAAATAACATGATTCGTTTCATTTTAATTGACTCCATTATTGGGTTATTGAAATTTTGGGATAATTTTATTACGCCTTTTCCCTCCGGCTGCAATTCTTTCTTTTTCCTTTTCACGGGAATACATCACTTCATATTTTTGTTTGAAGTCAAGCAGCTGAGAATGAGTTAGTGATGCAATCGCCTGACCATCCACGGTTATTGAACTATATTCCGTGGCTGCTCTTCCTTCCAAAACAGCATTAATAGCGTCAAGAACTTTTTGGATGTGAGTTCTTTGATCGCCTGTTGAGGTGAATGGGTTTGCAACTACTGTGATGGTTTTTTCTGAAAGGAAATATTCTTCAATGCCAAGGGTCGCGTATGTGATCACCTTGTAAGTTCCGGCGGTCATTGTGGCGGATGTAGCTGAGAGGAGTAATACTTCAAAAGCCGTGCCGTTTGCGGTTGCTGTGATGGTCACACTGGTGGCTGCGGCAGATTGCAATACAAGCAATACCTTCAGTCCATAAGTAGTAGCAGGGAAATCAGGGAAGGTTTCTTCCCATGAGTAAGCAAATCCAGCTGTGAGTTTTTCGGGGGCGTTCATTTGTTCCGCGTTTATAAAAAATACGGAAGTCTATATATATGATTAAGCAATAATTAGCAATAGGTAAAGTGGGCTTTCGTGTGGGCTTTCTCGTGCCCCACTATGTGCCCCACTTTTTTAAGAGATTAGAGGAGGGTGGAGGGTCATAATTTCCCTATTAAAGCTAACATCAAAGCAGCAAAAGCAAAACAAAACAGTGTTAGCACAACAACTATCAACCATATCTGTGAACATTCAGAACTTTTTTTTATAAAAAATTGACAATCATTGTTTTTATTTTTCAGATTACATTCTTCAAAAAACTCTTTTTTGAATGTTGGTGTAATGATAATCTTTGGATTGTGTTTGCATCTTCGAATATCTTTTGGAGTTTCTTCCTTTATGACAAAGGGAGGTGGTAATAAAATTCCATAATATTTACAATCACTACAAAATATTTTCATTTTGTGTATTCCTTTACAATATTTCCGTTGATGTCTTTGTGTGTGTAAACTTTTGTCTTCCAATCTCCCCGTTCCAACTTTTTGAATTTACCGTCTTTCGGGTCAAATATCTCAAAGCCATAATACCAAAATAAATATAAAGAATAACCGCCTCTCCCGTTTGACAGTTTATATCTTTTATCGCCGTAAACCCCCTGATATTTAACCGTGAGAAGTTTGTTCTTTTCTTTATTTTTTACAACGGCTTCACCTGATTCAATTAACCCTTTCCATTGATTATAGGGCATCACAGTTTTGATAATCGGGGATAGTGAATTTTCATCACACCCTGAAAAGATCAAAAGTAATGGAGCACTAAAAAGTAGCAATGCAAAAAACAATATGATTATTTTGATTATTCGGTTCATTTCAAAATTATCCTTTTTGTTGTGATCGTTTCTTTGGTTTCCTCTTCTACAATTTTTGAAATTTCAATCTGTGATAACAGTTGATTTACAATTTTTGTATATGAAATGTTATAGTTTCTCGATAGTTTTAGAACCATCTCAGCGTTCGACTGATCTAACCTAATATGTATTTTTGTTAGCTTTTTCATATACTCCACTTCTTTCTTCTTCTGTCAAATTGTTTGAAAGGGTCGTTCCTGTTTGGCGGTAAATATTGTTTTTGTTCCGGGGGTTTTAATTTAAGTTCTTCTCTTACCTCAGCTACAACCTCTGTGAACATTTTTTGCAAATCTACTTTCTCCATTTTTATCTTTCGTGGTGGATTGATCAATAAGGCAGCAAGGTTGTAAACGGTTAAATCCAACACCTCATTACGAGTGGTGTGAGTTCGTTTTTGATATTCATGTCTTATCCCCTTTCGGGTTTTTAGTCTCACCTTCACCTCTGATATTAATTGATCAAAATATTGTTCATCACAAAAGCTGCGAGGGAAGTGCATATATCCGGGTCCCGGTTCCGTTAAGGCTAACCGTCCAAAGATTAAATCTTTTGCGGCGTGGGTTCCTATGATGAATAGTTTTACTTTGCCTTTGTTGTTCGTGGTTGGGTTTCGGATAATTGGAGCGCCTTGTGTGGAGCTTCCTTTCATCGCGTAAAACCGTCTTGATTGATACCGTTTACAAAAGGCATACGCCTCTGTTGTATAGTGTCCACCTGTGTCAACTCCTGCTGCACCAACTCGCATCCCGTGTATTGGGGTGAGTAGATATTTCCCAACTTCATCCCACAGAGTTTGAACGGCGGGGTTTCCGTACCATTGTCGGTAATCAATTTTCCAACTTTCGTAACCGGGTCCCCACCCAATTATTTCAGTTTCAAGGCGGTCATCCTGCACATCAACAGCTCCCGTCAGAAAAATAATTTTATCGTTCCACTCATAATCCTCTGTCCTTGTTGCAACAAGTTGTGAACTCTTCAGATCGGATTGTACTCCGTCTTCCCACGGAAGAGCAAGCGCGGTATTTTTGAAAACTTTCATATCCTCAATATTTCCCTCTTTTTGTTCTTTCCTTGCAGAGATAAATGTTTCAACAAGTTTTTCAAGGGTGGAGAAAGGGGAGTAAAGCTCTGACAGATGGTACCCCGGTCTGTTAATTCGCTCCGGGTATGTTGCAACCCATCTACCTGATTGCACCATTGGGTATCTTTGAGATTCTTCAATGGGTTTTTTGCAGCTAATACACTCGTAATACGTGGTTGTTGGATCTCCGTCCGTCCACCTTACCTGATCCCAAATCATTTCTTGATATTCCCCACAATGTGGGCATGGCACGTGCCATTTCCTTTGATCGGTTTTCTCATACTCCGCCCAAATCCTGCTGGTGGCTTTTATCGCGGGGGAAGAGATCATTACTATTTTTCGATTGTCAAATGTTTTGGTTCTTTGTTCTGCAAGTTTTACCGGGCTTCCTTCCTCTCCGGCACTCTCCGGATAACGATCAACTTCGTCAAGGAATAAGATTCTTACGGGTGTTGATGCCAAGGGACCGGGGGAGTTGGCACCCACAGACATGAGGAAACCCCCGGGGAATTTCTTTTCCAGAATGGTATTATCTTTGTTTTTGATGTTGGTGTCAGATATTTTTCCACGAAGTATTTCGTTATCACGAACCATCGGATCAAATCGAAACTTGCTCCACTTCTGCGCCATCTTATCGGAGTAGTGAACGAACATAATCGGACCGGGATCATGGGCAATGTGGTACATGAGCATATTGTTTACCATCTCCGTCTTTCCGATCTGAGAGGAGGCAACTATAGGGAGGGTCTCAATATACGGGTCTGTCATTGCGTCCATGATCTCCCGTTGCGGTTCAAATCTGGAGGTGTACCATTTTCCCGGTTCTGCGGATGTTTCAGAGGAAAGGTAACGGTACTGATCTGCGAACTCACTCAGCTTTAGTTTTGCCGGTGGTTTTACCAGGGATGCTGCCGCCACAACTCTTTCACGGAATATTGTCAGGTTTGAAATTGAGAGGGTCAAACTTTTTTCTTCCTCTTGGTTACCGGTTTTTTAACTTCGTAATATTTACTAAAATCTATTGCCCTGACTGATTCATTAATCTCTTTTTGCAACTTTAGTTTTATTTCTTTTAACGGTCTGCCAACAACCTGAGGGGCGATTTTATTGGGCAGTGAGGTGATGGTGTTCCTTACAATTGTCATCACTTTGGATAACTCATTTATCGCCACATCCATCTCAATTAATTTTCCGAGTTGCAGGTCGAGTTCTATTTGTTTCAGGTCAGCTTCAATTCTGGTTTTGCGAATTTTGTCTGTCTCTGAATTGGATTCCTGTTGGGTTAATTCTCTTTCAACATTAGACTTGTCCACATACCAGATAAAGATTTTTTTAATATCCCACTTTCCACGAGAGTAAGCGGGCATCCCCTGATCTTTCCAATTGGTAATAGTCTGTCTTGACACTCGAAACATCTGCATGAGTTCTTCTGTGGTGACTAAAAATAAATCTTTTGCTGTCTCTTTTTGTATCATTTTGATTGGAACTTTTTTGGTAAAAGTGCATAAAGAGTATGCACAAAAAATATAAAGTGCGAATACAAACTAAAAATCAATATAAACCCGTTTTGAGAAAATTGAAATCTGGATCATTTTCGAGCACTTGAGTACC